TGTCCCTCATCATATCAGCGTTGATTGGTTTCTTCCTCTTCATCTGCTTTGCGGTGAGTCCTACACCGATTGGTTGGTCTGCTTTCTTTTTACGTGGCATACTTAGAAACTGTAATCACGATTCTTACGGACGTTAGCACCAGGTTGTTTGGATGCACGGTCTAAGACCTCATTCCATCCACTTGATGCTGCTTCTCCTGTCCAACGGAACATTTCCTGTGAGGTAGCACAACCCTTAGACCAATCCTTATCCCAGTCAGGGTTTGCTTCTTTCCATTCATCATACTGTTTCATAGTCATAGAAAGTTCTTTCTCCTCTCCAGTTTTTAAATTTTTTACAGGGTATGTTGGCATAATAACACAATGTGATAGTTTTATTTAGACCCACTCAAGAGCTTCAGAGACTGATGGAAATTGCTCCACAAAAATCTTCTTGCACTGCTTAACAATTTCAGTGTGTTCTTTTTGTGTTCCGTGGGCAGACCGTAGATTTATATAGTGAATCCAAGAACGGCAAGAACCTGTCATGTATAATCTTGTAGGTGTAGCAAGAGGAAGGACAAACCTTGCACACTCCTTTGCTATACCTGCATCTAACATCTCTTTATATAATTTCATACCATCTACAAAATGTCTTTGCATCTTTAATTCAAAATCTTGTTTAACAAACTGATCTACATCATCAATACTATTCTGTCTATTCTTTGTGTCCTGACTACGTAGTTCTGGAAGAGGGATTTCCTTTCCTAACAAACTACTATCAGCATATCTCTGTGAGAATTCCTGATAGGTAAACGAACGATGTCTTAATATCTGTGCAGCAAGACCTCTTGTAGTCTCAATTTCTAAAGTCATATGAGCTTGTTCAAACACACTCCAATGTCCGTGCTTGATACAATAACTTAATAGACCAGCAAACTTTTCGTTGTCTTGATTTTTTGGGTTAGATACTCTGGCAATATATGCCATAGTCTTTTCAGCATCTGGAGTTACAGTTACTAACTTAACCGTCATCGTCTTCAAAAACCTCATCGTATGAAACATCTGGTGAAGAGAAATCATTCTCAGTGTATGCATCTGGGTCAGAATAAACTTCTGATTCCAATTCATCAACGATCTCTTTAAGAGCTCGAACTAAAACCTTTAATTTTGCTTTGTTCATTTGATTTCCTTTCTCACTAATTATAATATAAAAAAAGAGGAGGGTCAACTGCCCTCCTCATTCAACGTATTTGTAAGTCAGAACTTACCTTGCACATACAGTTCTTTCTTCTGTATGCTGAATGCCTCTGTATGTTAATACAGATGATTCTTTCTGACAAGATTTCTTGTCATCGGTGTTATATGTAACACCACGGTAGGTTACTTTTGCCATTGTGATACCTCTAAAGTAGTTGGATTTTTAGGCCCGTTCCTTTAGTCATTTGCGTCCCAACATCCAGGTTCTGTATTGGTCTTAGCAACCTCAATCAACTCGACCTTTGTTTCGTCAGAGACACCTCTTGAGTTGAATTTCTTTATCAGATCTTCAGCTTCAGAGCAAGAAAGAGTTGATGCTAGAAGGAATGGAATCATGGGATGAACGCTCCGTTCCGTGACTTACTTGCGTCCCGTAAGGGATGAACGTGTGTGTTAATACTAACACAGTTATACTATATATGCAATCAATTGTGTGTAATCCGATACATTTTATTTAAAGTAAGTCTTAATAACTTCTATCTGATCATGGTAACGTGAAATCTTATCCAACTCTACCCCTATTGCTTCAGTAATATCAGAATGTTCTCCAATACCTGCAGGATTTGTTAAATAAACTTCAACATTTGCTCTGTGCTTGGCAATTTCACCATTAGCATGGGCAGTAATTGCTTTAATTAACTGTTCTCTCATGTATGCCTCTTGCGTGTGCATTATTTTCTATCATTTTAGTATACCATATCATTTCTGTCAAGGATACTTCCCGACCTAGTTTTATTCTACAAGCAATCTCACTTACTCGTAACCGACTGTCTTTGCTTAACATAGTTTATAGCCTCTGGTAGAATGGCATACTCTTTACGTTGAATTGCTTTCGTTAATGTCTTAACAGTATCATAAGGCATAATATCAACCTCTGCTTGCATTATTATTTCACCACCATCTAACTCTTCATTTACATAGTGAACAGTGCATCCAGTCTTTTCTTCACCTGCTTCCATTGCTCTCTCTACTACATTCAATCCTTTGTACTTTGGAAGTAGTGATGGATGAACGTTGATGATAGGACATGGAAAAGCAGAAGGATTTTTAATCACTCTCATATATCCTGCAAGAATAATAAGATCTACATGCCATGCCTCAAACAATTGTACCATTTGATCTTCATCCTTATGGGAAACATAACAATGATTGATCCCTAACTTCTCTGCTCTTTTTAATGCTCCACATTCCTTTTTGTTATGGATCATTAACACAACTTCATCATATCTACAAGTACGCACAATGTTCTCAAAATTTGAACCATTTCCAGAACACATAACGCCAAGTCTCATAGTGGTTTCCCGTGTTGATCTAGTAGTTTTGCTTGATACAGATTTGATTTCTGCTTCTTCTTAATCCTTTTATATTTTTTTATAATCTTATCCACTTCAGAATTAGGAATATTAACCTTCAACTGCTCATCTTTATTCTGAACAAATCCCAAACCAGTTTTCTCAGACTCTTCTTGAGTGTCTATGTATTCATTAATACCTTCTTGAATCTCATCTCTAATGAGTTCATTAATTTGGTTCCGAAGTTGTTCGTCCTTCATCCCTTTCTCCTCTTCTTTCTTTCAGGAGCCTTGTATCCCCACTGTCCTGGATTGATAGTTCCGTGACCATAATCAATCTTCTGAATACCATCCTTACCAAACTTATCATAGTAAAGATCAAAGATATTAACCTGAGATCCTCTACAAAGATCTCTGTGTATCTTACCTTCAACCTTATAGGATACTATCATAGTATCAGTAGGCAATTTCTTATCAATTATTTGATCGTTATCACCTGCTTCTATTAACAGTTCACAACCATATTTCTCACCCATTAATTTCTTTTCTTCTACTGACCAAATTGATTTTGTTTTTGGTTTCTCTTTTAATTCTTCTGTCATGATCCTCTGTTTTCACCCCATACTATATCAGGGAACGCTTGCTTCACAACATCAAGTGTTACCTTTGGATACACAGATTCTAAATCCTTATCCTTCACAAGGCAAATAATCTCTGCTTCCTTTGGATGAAGTCCTTCAAGTAACTGAATGAACATACTCTCTCTACGGAGACTACTAAGAGTATCATTACCACCCTTGATGAAATGATAAAGTTGCTTCCACTCTCTACGTAATGATGTGTGATCTGTTCCTACAGGTACTTCATTCTCTTTGTAAGGAACTTGTCCATCAGGAACTGCGGACTGAACTCTATCATCAAAGTTCCAAATAAGAATAGCAGTTAGTGAGTCATCCCTATACTCTTGTAGGATTTCAACTCTCTTTGCCTTTGTCCTTTGCTCTCCTACGAGGTCAAGTATCTCATGGATAAAAGGATTAGGTGGGAGTTTAACTCTCTTGACGGTTCTAGTCGTCGTCTTCTTCTTCGCTGGTGTCATTGTCATTTTCAAATCTTAGGGCTACAATTTCATCTGGGATGAGTTGACCATTCTCATCAAACATTTCTGGGTGAACTGTGAAAGGAGTTGGTCTACTGAGGAACTGTCCGACTACATTGTTAACAATCCATCCTGTGAAGAATCCTATCACAAACGTTGCCAATATAGCAAATGCACTAAAGAAAACAATATAAGGTGTTACTTCTTGTAGCATAGTCTTCCTCCCAGATTATTTTTTTTGGATGTCCAGATAGAATGTAATCTCTCTACCAAAGAATGAGAATTGTATCTGGAATGTTTTGGACTTTGGTGGTTCTCTCCTCCTGTTTCTTAGTAATAGTTCAACACCCTTATTGATTTCGGGTTTGTCTTTATTTAGAACGTCTTTTGCGTCCTCTCCTTCTGTCATCACTATACCTCACTGCGTCTTCTAGAATGCAAGCAAAGTAATCTCTTATCTTTCTTGCTTGAGGTTTTGGTATATGATGATACGCTTCCCTCAATTGTTGGTGATTAGAATCTTTACCTCCTTTAAGATACTCTGTGAGTTCAGTAACGACTGAAGCAATCTCATGAAAAGTAGAACTCTTCAGGAATTGATCTGCTTCTACTTTAGTTACTCCTCTTGACTGGAAATATTCATATAATTTTACCACAAATTGACCCTTAAAAGCAAGTTCTAAGGACTCCTCTAGAACATAATATACTTCTTCGAAGTTCTGTGACATTTATCAAACAAGTTGTTTTTCTTGTAGGTATTTTACCGTATTAGAACATCCACCAAGTTTCTCTCCGTTTAAAACTACTTGAGGAAAGGTAGCACCTTCCCCAAACTCACTGTAGAAACCTTCTTTGTCGAAGTTCTTTCCTAATTTATACGTCACAAAATTTAGACCAGCTAATTCAAGCACCTTTTGTACCTTCTCACAATAGGGACAACCATCCTTAGAATAGACTGTGAAGTTCTTCATACTGCCGTGATCTCCAGACCTTCGATAGATTTTGCGTAGTCCTTATCAAAGATATCCATACCCTTATCTGTCAATACGTGCTCATACATTCCATCGAATACCTTGGTCGGCATCGTAACGATATCTGCACCATAAGCAAAGCACTTTCCAACACTCCGTACATCCCTCAGAGATGCCGCTAGAACCTGCGTTGTGACCATTTGCTCCCTATAGAGTGCCGCAATGTCTTTCACCAGTCCTAGACCGTCAAATGAGACATCATCCAGACGACCAACAAATGGTGAGATGTATGATGCTCCTGCCTTAGAAGCAAGTATTGACTGTGCCACAGAGAATACTAGAGTTACATTAACTTTAATACCTTCTGTAGAAAGATTAGCACATGCCTTTAGTCCATCTCTTGTACAAGGAACTTTAACAGTACAACACTTACCAAACTTCTTATGCAATCTCTTCCCTTCTGATACCATATTAACATCGCTACCTATCACTTCCATACTGATATCATTGATACCAATATCTTTTATCTCTTGATACACATCTTCATGATTCCTACCACTCTTACGGATTAAAGAAGGGTTTGTTGTGATGCCCTCAATTAAACCAGTACTCCATCTGGTTTTTATCTCCGTGACATCAGCAGTGTCTAAAAAGATTTTCATAATAGAATTTAAAAATGTATTTAATAATTTGAATAATTTGAATTGTTAGGGAAAGATCATCTCCCTTCCCTTGACCTATTCCTAATCGTAATATGATTACCTTCGATTTTAAACTCTAGATAATCAGTGTGATCCCACTCAAGTTCTTCATACAAACAATTAAGTTTGTCCATGTCTTGCCACAAATCAGTGGGAGTAGGTTCTCCCCAAAACGGATTGTCTTCCATAAATTTTTAAAGGATACCTGATAACTTAGTTAGGATATTTTCATATGCTACAACTATATCACCCTTTTCTTTTCGAAACAAGTCTTTATCAAAGGACTCTGACGTTCCTTTCTTCCATAGTCTCATACCATCAGGTGATAACTCATCAGCAAGAAGTAAATTACCATCTTTATCATACCCATACTCTAATTTAAAATCAACTAAAGTAAAACCTATCCTATCAAATATATTTTTAAGTATAGCATTTACTTCACCTGCACGTTGCTTTAATGTTCTGATAGGATAGTCACCCATAATTCCAATACGATCCTCTGTAAGTAAAGGATCGTCCTTAGCATCATCCTTAAGATAAAACTCAATCAATGGATTAATAAACGCTGTTCCCTCTTCTATTGTTGTCTGTCTGACTATAGAACCAGCAGCAACATTCCTAACAACAACTTCTATTGGTATAATTTTTACTTCCTTACAAGACATTGCTCTATAAGTAGGCATCCCAACATAATGAGTTTCAATACCATACTTTTCTAACTCTTGGAAAAGAAGTTGAGAAATCAAACAACATATCTTACCTTTATTATCATAGTATGCTTCCTTCTTACCATTACCAGCAGTAACCTTATCCTCATATTGAATTAGAACAAGACCAGGATCATCAAGTTGAAAGACAGTCTTTACTTTTCCTTGTGTAAATGTCATTGATAGTATGCAGGTTTGTAGTGTGGTGTATATTCTGGTTCTTCTTCTGTGACTGGATGCTTATATTGTTCTGTATCAAAGTAAGATGTGTAATGGAAGTTACCTTCTCTCTCATCCAGCACTTCATTAATTAATATCTTCATCTCTTTTACATATTCAGAAGTAAATAATCTCCTTGGTTTTTTGATAGCAGGTTTGTATACTTGAGGTTCCTTTGGTCCTTTGTAGTTAGGGTCAGCAGGAGCACCCATCCCCTGCGTATCAATGTAACTCCCTGGTATTGGCTTGCTCATGGCTTTCTAAGTATTCTATCATTGTATTGAGTATATGTATATCATCTCCAACTAGTCCAAGGGCAGTATTACAACGATGACATAACAAACCACGTATTTTACCTGTCTTATGTGAGTGATCCACAGTAAATCTTTTATGTCTTCCATATGTTTTCGTACCTTTACAAATAGCACAACAGTTATCTTGATCAGATAACATTGCTTCAAACTCTTCAAATGTTAATCCATAATTCCTTTTAAGATACTGTGACTTTACACTTGTTGAGTTCTCTCTATTATATTCTACAGTTCTCTTTACAGTACAAGTCTTACACTCATATGAGTATGATGATTTCTTGGTGGGATCTTTACGAGACAAATAATATTCATCAAGAAGATTCTTCTCCTTCTTGCATACTCTGCAGACTCTAGTTTCTAAAAGCAAATGTGCTGTTGAGATTTGATCGTCTAATTCCATGCATTAAAAAAGACCCTAAGATAATTTAGGGTCTTTTAATTTTATTCAGTTTTATTAACCTATTGCGGGAGCAACCAATGCAACCTCAGTAGTCTCAGCAGAT